GCTCCAAAGGAACTCTTTGGTGCAGAAGTTCGGGTGTGACGACCCAACGTGCATCGTGCAGCAGTGCCCATCTTGGAAGTCTTTGTAGATCATCCCGCCGAGCACTTCGGTGCCCCGCAGGCTGGCGCAGACGCTGTCGTGCAGGGGGTCGTAGTTAACGTCGGACCATTCTGCGATTTTGAAGCCCGCGTCGATGTCGTCGAATACCACGGAGCGGTGGTTTGGGTTCACGGGGTTGTGGCCAGTGAGTGGGGTCATGGTTCGATCACATCGATGCAGAGGGTAGCAAAGGAAGCGCCGCCAAGAGTTGTCGGATTGATTGTTGAGGTGCCAGTGTATGGGCCAAATCGCACAGTAACTGCATATGTCCCCGCAGCTCCGGGGGCATACTCAGCTTTGCTATGCAGCGTAGCAAGTGTTACCCCCCACTCATATCCTGCGTGGACGCATACCGATCCGACAAATACTGAAGCAATTGAGTACCCATTCGATTGCGCTGTTGGAATTTCCAATTTAATTCGCAGGATTTGCGTTGCCGTTGTCGTTGTCACGTTAAGCGAAAAAATCTGTGTCCCCTCTGTGATCAGGGGGATTGTCGCATCAAACGGGATTTGCGCTGTAAAAGTTGTTTGGGCCGTATATGTTGCGTAATAGCGATTGGCAAATTTTTGCACAGGAGCAGCGGGCAGCGCCTGCCAGCTTTTGTCACCCCTCCAGTACTCCCCCGTAGTCCCTGCAGCAATGGTCGGCTCTTTGCCCGCGAGCGCCGTAACCAGCCCAGTGACGTCGCTCTGAGCGTGGCCATGGCCAACGTCCGACTTGCCCGCAAGCGCGGTCGTCATCGCCGTCGAAGTGGTAAAACCGTCAGGATTAAACTCGACGTTATCTGACGATCCACCAAGTCGGTCCCGGAACTCCTTAAACGAGGCGGTCGCGATAACCTCTTCGCGGGTCACAGCTGCGCTGGTGATCGCATTGTCGCGAACACCCATCATGATCTCGACTGCTTCCTTCAGGGCCTTGACGGTCGCCTGCAGGGAGAGCGGGTCGGTTGTCGGCTCCGGGATGCCGATCTTAGGCATTCTTCAAGTCCTTTGCGGTGGTGCCAAGGCGAATGCCAGTGATTGTCACGGATGAGACGATAGAAATTTCCCAGCTTGTCGATTTAAACCCAGATGGGAAGCGGACCATGCGCTCGTCGTAGACCGGCCCCTGCCAGATACGCCGCCCGTTGGCGTAGACAATCATCCATGCCTGCGCGAAATCGGGAATGGTCAGACTGGTTTCGTAGTCCACGTCAGGACGGCTGGCATAGCCCTGTGCATTGAAGACGTAGGTGTTCAATGGCGAAGCATTTGGGATCGCGCTAGCCCCCGTCACCGTCTGCGGAACATCACCAACGTCACCGGCAAACCCAGCGTCATCGTCAAGCTGCAGGCCCCATGCGCGTGAGTTTGTCGCTCCCACATCCATCGACACTAGTCCGCAGGAAATATTGACCGGCTGCGGGAACACGAACTCTTTGGAGCGCCAGAGTAGATTGTGGCGACCGGCGTCTTGGTCGAACCAAAGATAGACTTTGTTATTGACCATGCCGTGCAGTTCGCCGGAATACGGGTCTACGTAGATTGAGCTGAGTGGCGTGTCGAGCTTGAGCTTGGTGGATGCCACACGCGCATCCCGCCAGTCGAGCATGAAGCCTTCACCCGCCCCAGTCATGCCGATATAGGTCGTCTCATAGCGCGCTGCTGACAGGATTTCCCCGCCATAGTTAGTAGTCCAGTCGTGCTTGGAGATGAGGTTTTGGGTGGCATTCTCAAGCCCGCCAGCCGAAGCCCGCAGGAGACCAGTCTTGGTTGCGAAGTAGCAGCCATCAGGCGCTGAGACGATGGACGGCGCGATAACACCCGCTTCCACTGTCTCCGACTTGGCAACGGCCATAGCGGAAGGAGTGGAGCCGGTAATGAACACAGGCGAGCTTTCAGTGATCACCACCAGCGTCTGACCAAGGAACGCGCAGCCAAGGATTTGGTAGTCAACCGTGATCGTGTACTCCGGGGGCCATGCCCATGGGCGATATGGCTCCGAGAAGAACAAATCATTGTCAGCCCAGCCCACAAGAAAGCCACCCGGCCCGGACAGGAGACCCTCGACCTCCGGCGGCTCAGCCCACGACAGGCACTCCATCAAGGAGTTGGACGCGACAACCGCGTCCAAGATTGTGTCGGCATAGCTTGATGTTGCCAGCGAAATGTCCGCGACACGGCGGAAATTAGCCACACCGGAATTGGCGAAAACTGTACGGTAGATACGTTTGGTCGTGACAGTGCGTTCGCTTGGGTCCGGCACGGAGGTAGCCAGCGCCGTGAGGTTCCACGTTCCGTTGTCAAAGCCCGTCACAACAACGGGGTCAGAGGGCTGACCCTCCTGCCCAAAGCTATCCACAAAGGTGTAGACGTAGGACCGCGTCCTTGTCGTGCCGGAGCCACCGGCTACCGTCACAGTCGCTGGGACGGTCGGTTTTGGGATGCCGAGAATGTAGGATGCGCTGCCCGCATTCATGCGCGCCAGCGTATTGAACCGCAGCTGTGCTTCGTCGCCCACGTCATTACCGTCAATAGTGACGTAGCGCAGGTAGGCATCATTGCTGATTGCGTAGGGGACAACCATGCCGCGCTTTGACTGCAGGGGCATCCATGTCTCAGTCGAGACTGCACCGCGCGGCGGGATGCGAAACGCCTTCAGGTAGGTATTTGCGCTAGTGAACGATTTGATTTCCATAAGGTATGGAACGCCACGAAGCTCCCCAGAAATTAGGTCGCAGTTGACCGCTGCCTGCGCAAAATTGTCCGGCAGGAGCCGTTTACCTTGGACTGGCAGCGCACCGCCAAATTTCTGGATTATGAAGGCGGGCATGTCAGAACCTCGTGCGGAACCAGTTTTTTTGCTTCTTCACTCGGACCATCTTGCCACCTTGGTCACGAAATTGGTCTTCTGCCAACGCTTTTCCAACCAGAGGGTTGGTGAACGGGACCGCCATTTTATTTGCGACCTTTGCCTTGCGCAGGCTGTTCGGCTTTAGAGCGATCATCTTGCTTTTCATGGTAGTCCTCGCAGTAGGCGGCACGGCCCGCATTGTTCTGCTTGACCTCGACAATCGTCTGGTCGGTGTCTTTCTTTGACCACGAAATAGTCCGCCAAACATCGCAGGTGCGCAGGGAACTAGTCCCGACGATGGCCGTCGTCTTCGCGCAGCCGCTCAGGAGATACGTCAGCAGCAGCGCGAGCACGAAGTGCTTTATTGACCCGCTCCAGCTCAGCTGCTGCATTTGCCGCCTCCACCTGCGTTATGACTTGCTTGTCGGCCATCCACCTTGCGATGGTGCCGACAAGCTGGATGACCGCCATAAGGAGGGCGGCATATTTGGTCACGCAGCGGGCTTTTTGGCGATATAGGACCAGACAAAACCAGCCACAGCCATTGCCATGCCGACAGCCGGTTCGATCCAGCTAGAGCTAACGTAGCCTAACCCGACAAGAACGCCCCCAACCGAGGTCAGGATGTGGCGGACTTGGCCTTGCATTTCTTCGCTCATTTTAAACTCCCACGTTGGCAAATTGGAAGTGCATGCCATCGCAGGCCCTGCCCTTCCAGCGGCCACCCCATGTGGCCCCGACATCCTCGAACGCTTTTACCACAAATGGGTAGGTAAGAAACTTCGGAGTTTCATCGTGGAACCCATTGTTGGCAGGGTCAAGGTCAATCGCACAGCCCCAAGAGTGCATCGATAGTTTGGAGCCGCCCCGCATTAACCTGAAGTTAAATGACCCCCCGAAGACATTTGCACCACTTTTCGTCAGCAGGCGCTTGTCGCTTTTGGTCTCAGAGAGGATAGCGTCAAGTGCATGACGTGTCGCATCAGCGCACTTGTGGTGCACCAAGAACGACTTGATCGGCTTATCAGCGTAGAACAGCGTGTAGGGTGGGACGATGGGAACAAGATTTGCCTTGATCCACGTCAACGACGCTTGTCCATTGCGCCCTCTAGGGTTGCCGTAAAATGTGTCGCAGTCTTTCTGCAGGGGCCAACTCATAGTTTGTCCGCCTTTGCGTCTAGCTTGTCGTAAATGCGCTGGAACATGTCTTCGATGTGTTTCATCCGCCCATCGAGGTCCACGCGGGGGACGTAGGTCTTAGGCAGATCAACTTCGATCCGGTGAATGTCGTCGCGTAGTTCCTTGACTGCGCCCCACAACTCACGGGCTAGCCAGCCCACGACTGAAAGGGTGAGGCCCCCGGCAATGTTAATAAGCGTCTGGGGTTCCATCCTTGCGTCCCTTACCATTTACCCTTGGGGCAGACCGAGTGAGCGAAGAGCACCTTGACGGGCATGAGGCACCCGCACACGGCGCATAATTTGAGGAGGGACTGGAACTGATCGCAAGCCTTGCAGATTTTCATGCGCTGCTCGCTCTGAGGCTCTTGGGTGTCGCTCATCCTAGTGCCCCCAGCCTGCTGCCGGTGTTGATCCATGTGATGAACGAATTGCCAGATGTGCAGGCTCCGGCGGCTCCGCCAGTACCGGGGCCGGACTGGTTGGTGTAGCCGCAAGCCGAAGAGCCTGTGCCTGTACCACCCGCAACGCCGAGTGTGCCGCCGATACCTCCGGTAGCATTCTTGGTGCTAGCTGTTGTCAGTCCGCCAGCAGAAGTTGAGATGGCAGTGTTGTACTGGGAATTATTTTGCCAGTTCTGATACCCAGACCCGGCAGTGCCAAACCCGGCCCCAGACCCGCCAACGCCCATTCCCGCCAAGCCAACGCCGCCGCAGCCATCGCAGCTACAGTCCGCGCTTTGCGCGCCACCGGCTCCGCCACCACCACCACCACCGCCGATGACGCCAGAAGCATTGTTAATACTGATGGGGAGTGTGGTGAGGAGCGCAGTGCCGCCATTCGCAGTGGCCGGTGCGGTCAGGTTATATGAAGTCTGAGTAGGGAACCCCTTACCGACGCCCTGACCGCCACGACCCACGATGTAGCCGTTGTTGGTGAGCAGGACGATGCTCCCAGTAGGGAGCGCGCCGACTGTGAAAGCGGGAATGGTGTTTGCCGAGGACTTTAAAATAATTCCAGCATTGATGGTCAGTTCGACGTAGACGGGACGCTGCGCATCCCAGCCACCTGCGACAAGGGCGGAGTATAGGTTGTAGTCTGTCTGGTCGGCTGCCAAAGTCCGAATAAACGGAAATGGCCCGCCTGCCCCTAGCAAGGTGTTGTAGATGCCCATTAGGTCAGACCCGCGCCAGTTGCGACAAAGGTATTAGCCGAGACACACATGACCGTCACCAGCCCATAGGGCAGGATCGTTCGTGTGCCTGTGTTGACCGTCCCTGCAAGGCGGATCGTGACCCCCGCACCCTGCGTGATTGTCTGGTTGGACGCACTGTTGTTGTAGATCGTGATATTCTCGCCAATGGCGAAAACAGACGGGGGGACAGTGATACCGCCAGTTGTGATGCTGATGTGCTTACCGGCGTCAGCAGCGAGTAGCACGTAGGCTGCGGTCTGCGCATTCTGAGGGACAACGCGGACACCGCCAATAGCATCAGCGAGAGTTGTGAAGACGCCAGACGCTCCTGCAACTGATCCGCCGTTAATAACTGGAGAGGTCAGCGTCTTGTTGGTCAGCGTGTCTGTACT